CACTTGTTTTTTATTTAGAAAATCTAATGGCTGGTCAATTGGTTATTGGATGGACTTTAAAACTGAATCAGAATTTGATTCTTGGATGAATGAAAGATTAGCCGAAGGCTTGGTTTATGTAGGCGAGGAGGCTAAAAGAGTTGAACAATATCCACAAGTATTAAAACTAGATTTAAAGTACACCTTTGGCGGATATTCAACTGTTATAGAAAGATTCGTATCTAAAGAAGATTACACTAGATATTGCGATGATAAATTAAGAAATGGATATAAGGTAATTGGATCAGAGCCTTATTTAAAACTAGAAAAAAATGTCATATAAAAGAAAAATTCCAAAGATGGTACTCTATGAGCTGATAGCTGATAGATTAAACAAGAAAGGAATCTTACCTATTACTGCTCGCAAGTTTACACCTGCCTCAGTACAACAGGAGATTTACAACAATAAGAAAGGGCATCTTAGATACCCAGAAGTAATTACAGAGTTCGAACAAGTTATAAACGAATACATAAATTCATAAGAAATGAGAAATGTCACAGACGTATTAAAAGCAGATTCAGGAAGAGAAATCTTTATATTTGAAGTAAAGAAATATAAGCTATCTATTGGCGAAATGTATGAATGCGAGTACAAGATTGGAAGTACAACTGAAATGCTTACAAGCAGATTGATTGATACAACTCCAGAGGATCGCACACTTATATTTAATCATCCTACATTGATTAACAGAACAATCGGGATACCAAACTGGAATATAGTTAAACTAACAAGACTATGACACCCAAAGAAAAAGCTAAAGATTTAATTGCTAAATTTTATTTTGGCACTTCATTAAATGATATGAAAGAAGTAGAAAAATGCGCATCAATTGCAGTCGATGAGATATTAAATGCGGTAACTACTATTGCAGATAAAAAATATGATTATTTTCTAGAAGTAAAAAAACAAATAGAAGAATTATGAGAGAGCTAACTTTTAATCAATGGCAAGAGCATTTAGCCAAAGAGCTTCAAAAGAATTACATCAAACTTAAACTTATTAAAAAAGATGAGAGAAACGTTCGAGCAATATCAAGAAAGAAATCCTAGAATATACAAAGAGTTTGTTCATTACACTTATCAAATGATTGGTGCAGGACAAAGTAAAATAGGAGCTAAAGCAATCTTTGAACGCATCCGCTGGGAATCTAAGATACAAAGCAACGATGAGTTTAAGATAAACAATAACTACTCAGCTGATTACGCTCGTAAATTCGAGCAAGACTTTCCGCACTTTGCTGGAATCTTTGAGAAGCGAGTGTGCAAAATGAGATAATAATAGTTATCTTTGTAAACAATAAGCCTAGAGGGTAGGAGTTCTAGGGTTATTTCAGGGTTAAAAAACCAAAGCCAGCTTGCACTCCTACGCAATGTCTGGCTTTTTTTATTTTACTATGGCAGCATTTAGAAAAATATCGGTTTCCTTTTGGAGCGATTCATTCGTAGGCGAGCTAACTCCAGAGCAGAAATACTTTTATCTGTACTTGATGACAAACGACAAGACAACGCAATGCGGAATCTATGAGACATCAATTAGAAAGATTTGCTTTGATACTGGATACAACTCAGAAACGGTACAGAAGTTGATTGATTTCTTTCAGGAAAAGAATAAGATCAGGTGGAGTAAATCTACCAATGAAATTGCTCTTTTAAATTGGGTAAAGTTTAATGATTCAAATTCTCCCAAAGTAATGGCTTGTGTTGAAAAAGAGCTTAAACAAGTCAAAAATAGAGTATTGATAGAGTATCTATACAGTATGGATACATATCCACAAGAAGAAAAAGAAAAAGAAAAAGAAGAAGAACAAGAAGAAGAAGAAGTTTTGACTTTTAGAGATGAACTTTGGGAAATTTGGTTTAAGTATAAATCTGAAAAAAAGAATAAATATACACCAATGGGAAAGGCTAAATTATTTAATGAATGGAGGTATAAATCAGATGAAGAACTTGAGCTTGCAATTAATTATTCAATATCCAATAATTATCAAGGCTTATTTGCTCCTAAAAAATCAATTGAATCAAAACAACAATTAGGTAAATTAGAGCAAAATATGATAAGTTTGAAAAATGTTCACGACCAACTAACAGAAGAAATACAAAATGGAACTTTCGTTAATCCCTACAAATAGCGACCTGTCAAGTTTATCCAGATACGAAAAGGATATAGTCGAAGCTCAGACAACTTTAAAGGTTTCAAGCCTTACAGATGCTGATTTAATGAACCTTGCAATGCGTTCAATTTCATTGGCAAAGATAAAGCTAGGAAGCAAGCCACTACCAGATGCCGAGCACAAGGCTTTAGTTTTGGTTCTAATGGAAGATATTAAGTCCTTTGGGCAATTGTCTATTGATGAAATAAATCTAGCCTTAAAACGAGGTTTAAATGGTGACTACAATTCTGCTGGAAACGATGTCATTTTCTTTTCGCCTAGCAACTTTGTACAATGGATCAAAAAATATCAAGAACAAAAGCGTGAAGTAATGAGAATTGTAAAGCAAAAAGAGGTAGAACCGGTTGCCCCTATCCCATCCGATGCAGATTTAAAGATGGCAGCGATTAATTCGGCTAATATGTATGCGCAGGAAATGATGCGATGTCAAGAAAAGTCAATAAAAATGAACTGGATTGCAGGTGGCCTCCACGTTTTATACGATTACATTGTTCAATTTAGTATTTACGAAGCATCTGCTGAAGACAAAAAGCGTATTTATGCAACGTTATTACCTAAATATCAGGACAAAGATCAGCTTATTATGGCTTGCAAAGCTCAATGTTATCGGGAGTTTATTGAAAACTTAGCAGACTTTAAAGCATATTTAACGGAGACTGGAGAAATTAAACCTTGCGAATAATGAGAAACCAAGAAGAACATAAGCTACAAGTAGCGATATGCAGGTATTTAGATTTAGCAGAGAAGTTCCCATTCTTTGCAATCCCAAACGGAGGACAAAGACATTACCTTGTAGCAGTTAAGCTAAAGATGGAGGGAGTAAAGCGTGGTGTCGCTGATATGTTTTGGATGATTTCAAACGATAATTGGAAAGGAATCTTTGTTGAGGTTAAAACGGCAAAGGGAGTCAAATCAGAATACCAGCGTGAGTTTGAAAAGCAGGCCATCGCAAACGGTTATTATTACGCAGTCGTTAAATCAATAGATGACTGCATTGAGTTGCTAAATAAATTTAAACTAAACCTGATATGAAACTAACTGAAAGAGAAACGATTGTAATATATTGCGGATTATTAAATGCTTTAATTGACCATATTGAAAGCGACTTTAGGTCAAGCATATTTAACCAGCAGAGTCTTAAAAGCAAAACAAACGGATTGCTTCAAGATTTATTAAAGCTAGAGCAGAAGCTTTATAGAGGCGATCCGAATGGCGAAGTAAGCGACCAATACTTTCAAGCTGGTAAATTGATGATTCAATTCTTTCGCATTGGAATGGAAATGGAGCTAATGGATAAGACTAGAGCTGAGGGATTAAATACCCAGTTAATGATTCTTATGAAAAATTATGGGTTAAATCTTGATTTTAAATAAATAATTAATTAAACTTTGTGATTATGAGCGACTTAGTAAATTCTCCAGCACACTATCAGGGAAAAGGAATTGAAGCAATTGATGTTATTGAGGCATTCGAACTGAATTTTGCATTAGGTAACGCAGTAAAGTATATCTTGCGAGCTGACAAGAAAGCAAATAAAAAGCAGGATCTTGAAAAAGCAAAATGGTATTTAGAACACGAACTTGAAAAGTTCAATGGATAATTTAATAACTGCGATTGTAGGCTTTGTTTTATTTGAGTTGATAGTTATCTTCTACCTAGCTTATAAAGTGGCGCAGAAAGCCAAGAAAATACGAAAGAACCAATGAATGCAAAAGAGCAAGCAAGCAGTCTAGTAAATAATTATCTATTCTTCTGCGGATCAAAAGAAAGAGCGGTTTCTTGTGCGCTTTATACTATTGAATTATTCATAGGTCATCTAGATGGAAGCGAGGATAATTTGCTAAATTTTTATCAACAGGTTAAAAAGGAATTGTACCAGCTGAATGGATAAAATTTACTCTCGCCATCGGCATTGGATTAAAATTGTAGAGGGGTTTGGAGAGAAAAACTATGCTGAGGATATAGTTCAGGAGGCATACATTCGGGTACATGGTAAGGCCATCAACGAAGCTTACTTCTATTTTACCCTGCGAAGTCTGACAATGGACTTGCATCGCAAGAAAGTAGATAAGATAGAAATTACGCAAGAGATAGAATACTCTTTAAAAGAAGATAATTATCAAGAAGAGTTAGCTGAATTTGTTAAACCTTACCAAGAGTTTATAAATACTTGGGATTGGTACGATAAAAAGATGTATTTAATCTACATTACAAATAACGTTTCGATGCGCAAAATGGCAAAGGAATCAGGAATACCCTTGATGAATATCTTTCAAACTATTCAGCGGTGCAAATTAAAATTAAAACTATGGCAAAAAGAAAATCAAAAGGGCTAGGTGATACGATTGAAAAGATAACCGAAGCAACTGGAATCAAAGCAGGTGTGGAGGCACTATCTAAAGCATTAGACTGGGATTGTGGGTGTGATGAACGCAAGGTAAAGCTAAACGCATTATTCCCATACAAGAAGCCTAATTGTTTAAGCGAGGAAGATTATAACTATTTAAAAGAGTTCTTTGCTACAAACGTAAACACATTGAGTTTAAAGACACAAAGGGAATTGCAAGCTATTTATCTAGCGGTATTTAATACTCCTTTCGTTGATTCATCTTGCCCATCGTGCTGGAGAGATATGCTTGGGCAGTTAAGAAAAGTTTATAACGAGTTTTAAAATATAGTCAGGTGGTGAAATGGTAAACGCAAGGACAGTAGGTTGCATAAACCAGCTTATAAAAGAGTAATCCGAAAATGTTACAGGTTCGAATCCTGTCCTGACTACAAAATAATAAATATGGAAATCAAAAAAATTAGTGAAGTGAAATTAAATCCTAACAATCCAAGATTGATTAAGGATGACAAATTTAAAAAACTGGTTCAGTCTATTAAGGATTTTCCAGAGATGCTATCTATAAGGCCCATTGTGGTTAATAAAGATATGATAATCTTAGGTGGCAATATGAGATTTAGAGCTTGTAAAGAAGCAGGCATTACAGAAATACCAGTTATTGTAACAGATTTATCAGAGGATAAGCAGCGAGAGTTTTTAATTAAGGATAATATAAGTGGTGGCGAATGGAATTGGGATTTATTAGCAAACGAATGGGATAATGAAGAGCTTGTTGAATGGGGTTTAGATGTATGGACTCAGCCTATGGATATTAATGAAATGAATGAATCTGACATTAATATCGAAGAAGAATTTGATCCAATAGGCAATGCATCAGGATTACAAAGGGTTGTATTTATATTTGATGGGCCAGAGGAAGCAGAGAGTTGGCTTGCTCAACATCCTAGCTTACCTCTTAAAAAAATGAATATGGCTTGGCAAATTGATTTAAGCACAGGAAAATTATTAGAAAATGCTGAATAAATTTCCAATTTATATAATATCAAAAGGAAGATATGAAAAAACTCTAACGGCTGATTGTTTTGAAAAAAGCGGATTAGATTATTTAATAGCAGTTGAGCCACAAGAATATGATTTATATTGCAAAAAGCTAGGAGAAAAAAGAGTTTTAAAGCTACCTTTTGCCAATTTAGGTGTAGGAAGTTATCCAGCTAGGAATTATTGCTGGGAACACGCAAGAGCTAGAGGGGCAAAATATCATTGGCTATTTGATGACAATGTACAATACTTTTGTAAATGGATAAACGGTAAAAGAAAAAAGATAGAAATTCTAAATGATGCTTTAGCTTATATTGAGGCATTTGTTTTAAAAAATAACATTACAATTGGGGGATTTGAAGAGCCTAATTTTGTAGTAAAGCCACCTAAAAATCCTTTTAAATTAAATTGCCACGTATATTCGGCAATGCTAATCAAAAACAATATACCTTTTAGGTGGAGGCTTAAATATAACGAAGACGTAGATCTATGTTTGCAAGTATTACATAACGGAGGAAGCACAGCAAGTTGTGTTTATTATATGGCTGACAAGGTAAGTACTGCAGCAAAAATGAAAGGAGGGAATCAAACAGAACTTTACAAAGGCAATGCTCCAGAAAAGAATTTATTAAAAGCTAAAATGCTAGAGGCAGTTTGGCCACAATATGCAAAAACCGTAATTAGATTTAATAGGCATCATCATTTAGTTGACTGGCGAGTATTTAAAAAAAAATAAAATTTTTCTTTCGCATTAATAATCAACTTGTTAGATTTACATCATAATCTAAACATACTTATATGAGCACATTTAACAAATACGGTTTTATTTCTGATCTAGAAGAACAAATCGCACAAGAAAATCCAAGAGATGTTACAGAATTTATTTATGAGCAAATAGAATCTGCTTGCATTTATTATCGTGATTGCTTTGAAATATGTGAAGCCCTAGCTGCAACTTCATTTGAAACAGATTACGGTTATGCAAAAAACATTACTGAATTAGCAGCTTATGTTTTAGCAGAATTTGTATTTGAAAACATTTCAATAAATAACTAATAAAGATATGACAACGATAGGATATTTTGAAGAGTTTATTATTGATGGTAAATTTATAGGATGCAAAAATTGCCAAGAACAAAATAGAGAAATAGGCTATTATGGCAAAATTACTTCAGTAGCTACCGAAGATATTTTTTTAGAGAATAAAAAGAAAATTAAAAAGGGACAAACATATTACACTAGATACTACCCGTTAAACGGTAGAATAAATAATGGCTAACAATGTAAAGTACAATCAAGAGGATTTAATTAAGTTATCCTTAGATGCAATTAATAAGTACAAGCTATTTTTTATCGATGATATAATAGCATATTTACCATGCTCAAGAGCTACTTTCTACAATCTAGGATTGGATAAATTAGACACTATAAAAGAGGCTTTAGTTTCTGTTCGTACAGAGATTAAAGTCTCAATGCGTTCTAAGTGGTATAAATCAGACAACCCAACTCTTCAGATGGGCCTAATGAAATTAATTGCTAGCCCTGATGAGCTTCGCCAGTTATCAATGACACACGTTGAAAGCAACAATACGCACGAGGTAAACTTTAATGCAGCAGAGGTTTTTAAATTTAAGGAGTGATAATTCTTAATAAAAAATATCAGGCTTTAGGAAATACAACACGATTCTTTATTATTACAGGAGGTCGTGGCTCATCTAAATCATTTGGGGTTGGCACGTTTGCCAGCCTCTTATCGTTTGAGAAAGGGCATAAGATTCTATTTACAAGGCAGACAATGACATCTGCACACCTATCTATCATTCCTGAATTTCAGGAAAAAATAGAGCTACTACAAGCAGATAATCATTTTGTAATAACAAAGTCTGAAATAATAAATAACACTTCAGGCTCCGAAATTATATTCAAAGGTCTTAGAACTTCCTCTGGCGATCAGACTGCAAATCTAAAATCATTGCAAGGTGTTACAACTTGGATACTAGATGAAGCAGAAGAGCTAACAGATGAGCCAACGTTTGACAAGATAAACTTATCTATAAGACAAAAGGGAGTACAGAACAGAGTCATATTAATACTTAATCCTGCAACAAAAGAGCATTGGATTTATCAACGTTTCTTTGAGCAGGCAGGAGTTGAAGAGGGTTTTAATGGTATAAAGAATAATGTTACTTATATTCACACTACATTTGAGGATAACATTGAGCACTTAGATCAATCTTTTTTAGATGAAATTGAAAGGATAAAGCAATACAATCCTAAAAAATATAAGCACCAGATTCTAGGAGGTTGGCTAGACAAAGCGGAGGGAGTTGTATTTACTAACTGGAGCTTTGGTAATTTTAACCCTGATAATTTGCAGACATCATTTGGGCAAGACTTTGGATTCTCTATTGATCCGACTACGCTTGTAGAGGTTGCCATTGATAAGAACAAACGGAAGCTTTATGTCAAAGAGCATTTATACAAACCAAAGCTAACCACTAGCGAAATTGCAGTTATTAATAAGCAGGTATGCGGAGGCAGTCTAATAGTAGCCGATAGCGCAGAGCCTAGATTAATAGCCGAGCTATCTAACCAGCGTTGTAATATCGTAGCAACAGAGAAAGGAGCTGGAAGTATCACTGCTGGACTAGCATTGATGCAGGATTATGAAATAGTTTTAGAACCTAACTCTCAAAACATTGCAAAAGAACTTAACAACTACATCTACTCAGATAAGAAGTCTGGGCTGGTCATTGACAACTACAATCACGCAATTGATGCCATACGTTACAACGTGTTCTATCACTTATCTAATCCCAATAAAGGGCAGTATTTCGTGTACTAATAACAAAAAAAACAACTTAACGTTTATACAATATGAAGTTAGAGATAACGATTCCAACTGATTTAAGCGAAATTAAGCTATCTCAGTACCAAAAGTTTTTAAAGATTTCTGATCAAAATGATGAATCTGATTTTATTCATCACAAGATGATAGAAATCTTTTGTAACGTAGAATTGAAATATGTATCTAAGTTTAAACGTAAACAGATAGTTGAGATTGTAACGACAATCAATAACCTATTTACCAAGATACCACCGTTTAAAAATAGATTTACATTAAACGGAATTGAATATGGATTTATTCCAAATCTTGATGATATATCTCAAGGTGAATATATGGATCTTGACAATTATATTGTGGATGTTGCTGATCTTCATCGCTCTATGGCAGTAATGTTTAGACCGATAAAGAATAAACTAAAAGATAAATATACGATTGAGTCATACGAAGGCTCAGATGTTTATGCTGAAAAAATGCTTGATGCACCTTTAGATGTAGTTTTAGCGTCAAGGGTTTTTTTTTATCATTTAGGCAAAGAGTTGCTGAAAAGTACGTTGATCTATTTGGAGGAGAATCCGCAGATACAGACTATTCTGAACAAGCACAATTCGGCAAACGATGGGGATGGTATTCATCCATTTATGCGCTTGCTCAAGGAGATGTCAGGCGATTTGATGAAATATCCAGACTTCCGCTTAATCAATGTCTAACGTTTTTGACATTTGAAAAGCAAAAGAATGATTTAGAATTAAAAATGCTTAAAAAACAAACCCGATGAACGGATACTTTTACGTTGTAAATACTTTAAAGACTTATTTAAAAGCGACACCGTTCGTTAATACTGTTACTATTGGAGACATTTTTGCAGTTGATTTAACTAAGCAAACTATCTTTCCCTTAAATCATATCATCGTAAATAACGCTACGCTAGGAGAGGTAACAATGTCAATGAACATTTCAATCCTTTTTATGGATATTGTAGATGATTCAAAGTCAGAAATAACCGATTTATGGGAAGGCAATGATAATGAGCAAGATGTGTTAAACTCAACGCTTACTTTAGCACAAAAGTTATCTGCTGATTTAATGCGAGGCTCTTTATATTCTTCTCAGGTTTTGATTTTAACAGAGCCATCTGCTGAGCCTTTCACAGATCGTTTTGAAAATAAGATTGCAGGATGGACATTAACATTTGATGTTATTGTTCCAAACGATATGACTATATGCTAGAGAAAAGTTACAAACTTCTTGACCAGTACAAAAAGTATGTAATTCAGCAGGCTAAAGCTAATTTGTCTAAGGGGCGCAATAATATGTCCAAGACACTTTACAATAGCATTAAAGGCGAAGTTGTAACAGATGACAACTATGCGATTGTAGCATTCAGAATGGAATACTATGGTCAGTTTTTAGATGAAGGTGTTAAGGGAGCTTTCCCAAATATGGTTAATAATGGAAAGCAAAAAGCACCAAACTCTAGGTTTAGATTTACAAATAAAAGACCACCAGCAGGAGTGATTGCTGAATGGGCAAAGAAGAGAGGCATAAGATTAAGAGATGAAGAAGGCAAGTTTAAAAAAGGTAGTTACAAAACTCTTGGGTTTATTATTGCGAATCGTATTTATGCGCAAGGGATAAAGCCTACTTTATTTTTTACTAAGCCATACGAAGCAGGATTTAAAAAGTATATAACAGATCAAATGCCTACGCAAGTGGCAATAGATGTAGATAGAATAGTTGATCTTAATTTAAAACAACAATGATAATTAACGCACGGAGTCCGTATTTTGTAACGGTAAACGAAACAAGCCAATTAGGATCTAAGATTGAATTGTTCTTGTGGAACGATGGAACATCTGAGCCATCAACTGCAACTTATACATTCTCTAAATCTATTGCCTCCACATCACAAAGAGCAAACGTTTATAACATCTCGCCTTACGTTCGTGAATATATTGACAACGTAGCTCCAGATGATACAACTGAGTTAATGTGGGTTAATATCAAAATCAAACGCTACAAAGAAGCAACGCTTGGTTCTTATACGCTATTAGATACAACTACTCACGCAGGTGTAAATGGATATACACTTTACACAGATGGCTACAATAAAACAGATGCAAACGATGAGTTTGTTGTTTTAGCAAATACTGCCATTGAGATTACTTACAAAGAAGGGATTGCGGAGGCAAATTATCCTTATGTGAACGTGTATGCTGATTTAACATCTCCTGCTGAGATTAGAGCAGTTTACAAAGATAAGCATGGAAGAAATGAGGTTACTGTTACATACGACACAGGAGACAAAGGAGTTATAAAGATTCCATTCAGAACGACATCAATCAAATACAACAAAGGGAATACTTTAGCTATTCAATGGAGACCAACTGGAGAGTACACAGATGTGACTAAAACATTTGTTGTAACTCCTATTTGCGAGCCTAAATTTACTCCAGTTCAATGTGCGTTTATTAATCGTTATGGAGGTTGGCAATTCTTGACTTTCTTTAAAGCTCAAAGCAATAGCATCCAAACGCAAGGCACAACTTTTAGAATGCTTCCTAGTGCAGTCAATTACGACACAAGCAAAGCACAGACAAAATCATTCAATATCAACGGAACGCAAAACATAAAATTGAATACAGGATGGGTTGATGAAAATTATTCTGAATTGATTCAGGATTTAATGCTTTCTGAAACTATTCTTTTGGATGGCAAGCCAGTTGAGATATTAACAAATTCAACTGATTTAAAGACTTCTTTAAAAGATAGAAATATCAATTATGAGATTGATTTCCAATATGGTTATAGCTTAATAAACAACGTGATTTAATGGTAATTGTAGCGATTTATATTTATGATGATGTTACTGGTTTAGCTAATCGTGTTGAGTTATTCAATGATGAGAACATAAGTATCACTTCATCTGTTCAAGATGTAAATGATATCTCTAAAATCTTTACTGATTTTTCTCAATCGTTTACCGTTCCAGCTTCTAATGCTAACAACAAGATTTTTAGGCATTGGTATGAAAACGCTATTGAATCAGGTTTTGATGCGAGAACAAGAAAGAGTGCTTACATTGAGCTAGACACAATTCCATTTCGCAAAGGCAAGATTCAACTAGAAAAAGTTTCAGTTGTTAATGGACAAATAGAAAATTATCAAATTACTTTCTTTGGATCTCTTATCTCATTAAAAGATGCTTTTGCAGGCAAGTATTTAAAAGATTTAGATTACTCATCTGCAAACTTTACTTATTCAGGAGCAGATGTTGTGTCTAAGGTATCAACAACGACATCAAGCGATGTTAAATGGCCTTTGATAAGTTCGTATCGTGTATGGCAATATGATACAAGCGGAAGCACAATATATAATTGGGATATTTCTAAAAATTCTCATCCAATTTACCATACTGATTTATTTCCTGCTCTTAGACTTTCAAAATTATTTCAAGTAATTGCTGAAAACTTAAACATTACGTTTACAGGTAATTTCTTGACAGATGCAAGATTTACAAATGCGTTTCTTTGGTGTAAGAATGCAAATAACTTTGAAATTAAGGTAGAAGCTCTTGAGGTTATATTTCAAACTAAATACTCAACGACTGGATCATTAGAGTTGTTTGATTTAGATACTCACACGCTTACTTATGTAGATGAGGGAGGCTCAACGTTTATTGAGACACAAACATTTGATATTACTTGTACCGCTAACGGAATTGCATCCGTGTTTTATGTATATCGTAATGGAGTTAAGGTTTATGCTTTAAACTTTACTTCTTCAACTACTAGCCAGCAATTCGAATTATTGATTCGTTCTTCTGGAGATTATACATTTAAGATTAGCGCCGCAAGTACACTATCATTTACTTCAGAGCTAAACTTTGCAATCTCAGATGGCACTTCTGTTATTCGTGATATTGAAGTAATTCAAAGCACTACTCAAACAACTAACACGCTTTTAGATTTGGCTAATTATATGCCAGAAATAAAAACTGAGGATTTCTTTGCAGGAGTTTTAAAGATGTTTAATCTTACTTGCTATTCTGATACGGCTAGTGTGTTTACAATTACTCAGTTAGAAGATTGGTATAATGATGGAGAAATAAGAGATTTAACTGAGCATGTTATATCTGACAATTTTGAAATTGAAAGAGTAACTCCTTATAAGATGCTAAACTTTACTTATGAAGATAGTGAAGCACTTTTAAACGTAGGATACAAGCAAAACTCTCCTATCCCTTACGGAAATTTAAACTACTCATTAGACAATGATGGAGCTGAATATAGCGTAAATCTTCCTTTTGAAAATATGCTATTTAGCAAATTTACAGGAACTAATTTACAGGTTAGTTATGCTTTAAAGACTGATTATCAGCAATACATTCCAAAGCCTGTTATACTTTACGATTACGGAACGCTTCAAACGGTTTCAACTTATCATATTAATGACGGATCAACAACTGCCGCCAAAACAACTGCAAACATATTTGGGCAAGATACGGTAGTTTCAAGTGTAAATCATACGTTAAACTGGGGATTAGAGATTTCATCTTATACTCTAAATACCGAAGAGAATACACTATTCAATGATTATTACGAAGCGTATTTAAACAATATATACTCTGTAAAGTCACGAACTTTTATCATTAAGGCTATCTTACCAATAAGCATAATATCATCGCTTAAATTAAATGATAGAGTGGTTATAAGAGATAAGAGATATGTTATTAATACGTTCACAACTGACTTGACTACTGGAGAAGTAGAACTTAATCTTTTAACTGATTTCAGAGCATTATGATAAAATTAATAATAGAAATGTTAAACGTTTTGCCTCATTATAATCAGAGCGAAGCAATAGAAATTGCCAAAGGTAAACACGAGCTACCAACGACAATAAAAAAAGGATGGAATCAAATTAAACGTAATTACAAATGGCAAAGTCAATCGAAGTAGATATTAATGTAAACAACAACATTGAAGGATCTATTGCTCAATTAAAAGCTCTAAAAAGAGAGTTAAAAAATACTGCCGTAGGTACAGAAGAATTTAAAAACCTATTTAATCAGATAGATGACTTAGAAGACAAGATTAAGTCTGCTAAAAATGTTTCTAGTGATTGGATAGATACTTTAGAATCAGCAGGTGGCCCAGTAGGAATGCTAGGCGGAGCTTTAAACAAAGCTAAAGTTGCAACGCAATCATTTGGCTCAGCATTAAAAGCGACTGGTATTGGTTTAATTGTTGCCGCAGTTGGTGGATTAGTTGCGGCATTCTCTGAATCAGAATCTGCAATGAAGAAACTTCAACCTTTGTTTATTGGGTTGGAGAAAATTCTTGGCGGTATTATGAAAGTATTTGAGCCATTGCTTGATATGTTTATTGAGTTGGCTTTAAAAGCATTGCCATTTATCACAAAAGGTATTGGCGGATTTTATTCAGGATTGTTTGCCTTATTTACATTGCTTAAAAATGTAGGTATGGGAGCTGGAAATATCTTAAAAGGTATTTTCACTCTTGATTTTGATGCAATTAAAGAAGGATACAATCAATTAACTGGAAGCTGGGGAGCAGCGGTCAAGGATTTTGAAGCAACTAATAAAAGATTTGCAGAAGGAACAAGAGAGCAAACAAAAACTGAAAAGGCAAACTCTAAAGAAAGAGTTGAAAATAGAAAAGCCGAGAAGAAACAAAAAGATGAAATTGTTGATGCTGAACTTTTAAAGCTCCGTGAATTTCAAGGCGAGTATGAAAATTACCTTAAACAAATTGCAGACTTAGAAAAGCAATATACTCTTGAAGCAGAAAATACCCAAGCCGAAACGGAACAACAAAAATTAAACCTTTGGTATAGAAGACAAAAGGAAGAAATTGATCGCATAACAAAAGCAGGTGGCGAAAGAAATAATTTATATGCTTTACTTGAAATCCAAAGAGCTGCAAAGCAAGAAGAGATAAACAAAAAAGCAGCAGAGGAAGAGCAAAAGATTTTAGATGCAAGACTTGCTGCTCAATTAGCTTTTGTTGATGCTCTTCAAGGAGTTCTTCAAGGGATAGGTGCTTTGTTTGCACAAGGAAGCGCGGAGGCTAAAGCATTTGCATTGCTTGATATTGCAGTAGGAACTGCAAAAGGATTTATTCAAGGTTTAGATATTGCACAAAAATCTGCTGCGGCAACTGGTCCTGGAGCTGCGTTTGCTTTCCCTATATTTTATGCACAACAAATTGGTGCAGTATTGGCAGCGGCTGGAAGAGCAAAAGCAATTTTAGCATCAAGCTCTGCATCTTCAGCAGGTGGAGGATCTGCATCAGCTCCATCAGCACCTCAAGCTCCTTCATTTAACGTTGTAGGGAACTCAGGAGCAAATCAAATTGCACAAACAATTGGCAGACAATCACAATCTCCAATTAAGGCTTATGTGGTATCTAAAGATGTAACAACTCAACAAGCACTTGATAGAAATATCGTTAAAAGTGCAACTTTAGGTTAGTGAAAATAAAACAAGGGTAATTTTTAAACGTTTATGCGATATGAGAATTGTAGAATTAGTAATTGAAAAGGACTTAGATGGCATTGATGCCGTTAGCTTAGTAGATGCTCCAGCAATCGAAGAAAACTTTATTGCATTAGCAAAAGAGTATAAAATTAACTTTGCTGAGGTAGATGCTGAGAAGCGTATTCTTATGGGTGCAGCTTTAATTCCTAACAAGCAAATCTATCGCAAGCACGGCAAAGATGAGTTCTATGTTTTCTTTTCTGAGAACACAGTTAAGAAAGCAAGCGAGTTATTCCTACAAAATGGCAATCAATCAAACGCTACCTTAGAACACAAGACAAAATTTGATGGTGCAACAGTTGTAGAATCTTGGATTATAGATAATCCTGAAATGGATAAGTCTAAAAACTACGGATTCTCTTTACCAAAAGGCACTTGGATGATCTCAATGAAAATTGAAGATGATAAAGTTTGGAACGATGCTAAGGATGGCAAATACAAAGGCTTTTCAATCGAAGGATATTTTGCAGACAAGCTAGAAATGAGTGGACAACTTAATTTAGATTCTTATGCAGATTATGGCGATGATGTTAAAAGCAATGCTAAAAGAGGCATTGAATTAAACGATAAGAATGGCAATAAATGTGCTACTCAAACTGGTAAAGTAAGAGCGCAACAATTAGCTAATGGAGAGGCTATTTCAGTTGAAACAATTAAGAGAATGTATTCTTATTTATCAAGAGCTGAAACTTACTATGATAATGCAGAATCTCAAGACGATTGTGGAAACATCAGTTATTTACTTTGGGGTGGTAAATCAGCTCTTAGCTGGTCAAGAAATAAGTTAAAAGAATTAGATTTATTAGAGCTACAAGAAGAAGAGGATATAATTAATCAAATCATAAATATCTTAGAAGATGGCAAGTAAAAAATCAAGTCCACAAGCAAGCAATAAAGAGGCTTGTCTTTGTGAGGATGGCACATACTCAAAGGAGTGTTGCAAAGGAGAAGAAATCAATCAAGGCATCGGTGCTTTAGTTGGTCAAGGATCTTCAGTTGTAATTAACACAAACGAGCCTCGCACAGTAGGTTCTGGAAGCTAGTAAATTAAACAAACAAATAAAATGAAGTACAAAGACAAATTAAACCAAATCAAAGCACTTTTGTCGCTTGAGGTTAAACTTGCTCAAATGACTTTGGCAGATGGTATTACTATCATTGAAGCAGAAGAATTTGAGCCTGAATACTCAGTAGGCATTGTGACTCCCGATGGAATCGTACCGATGCCAATTGGAGAGTATGAATTGCAAGATGGTTCAATGGTAGTTGTTGAGGTTGAAGGAATCATTGCTTCAGTAGGCGCAAAAGCCGAAGAAGTAGCACCTGAAGCTGAGCAAGCACCTGAAGAAGTAGTTGCTCCAGAAATGGAAGCAGAAGCATCTGCACCACAACCTAAAAGAATCGTTGAATCAGTTTCAAAAGAAACATTTTTCGAATCTCAATTGGCAGAATTGAAAGCTGAATTAGATGCTTTAAAAGCAGAAAACGAAGCATTGAAATTATCTGCTCAGGTTAAAGAAGAAGAAGTTCAGTTAGCATCTGAAGAAGAAGGAGCTGAGCCAATCGCTTTTAATCCTGAATCAGCAATCAAGCCTGAAGGTTTCCGTTATTCAAAGAATCGCACAAAAAACATTCAGGATTCAGTTTACAACAAATTATTCAACTAAAATTAATTAAATAAGAAATGGCAACTACAACGTCAATCACAACAACTTACGCTGGCGAGTTTAAAGATAAAATCATCGCAGCGGCATTATTATCATCTCCTACTATTGACAACGGTGGTATTGAGATCAAGCCAAACGTAAAGTACAAAGAAGTTATCAAGAAAATTGCTACTGATGCAATCTTAAAAGATGCTACTTGTGATTTTACTGCAACTTCAACTGTAACTTTAACTGAGCGTGTTTTACAACCAGAAGAGTTCCAAGTTAACTTACAACTTTGCAAGAAAGATTTCCACTCAGATTGGTTATCAGCTCAACAAGGTTACTCAGCATTTGATGTATTACCAAAATCTTTTGCTGATTTCTTAGTAGCTCATGTTGCTGCTAAAGTTGCTGCTAAAAACGAAACTAACATCTGGACTGGTGTTACTGCTAACGCAGGCGAGTTCAATGGTATTATGACATTGTTAGCTGCTGATGCTGCATTGCCAACTGCTAACGAAGTTGCTGGTACTACTGTAACTGCTTCTAACGTTGTTGCTGAATTAGGCAAAATCGTTGATGCTATTCCTTCAACTCTTTACACTAACGAAAACCTTTATATCTACGTTTCACAAAACATCGCTCGTGCTTATGTTCGTGCTTTAGGTGGATTTGGTGCTTCAGGTTTAGGTGCTAATGGTACAAACACACAAGGAACTCAATGGTACAACAACGGATCATTATCATTTGATGGTGTTAAAATCTTTGTTGCAAACGGTTTAGCTTCTAACACGGCTTGTGCTACATTGAAAGACAACTTATACTTCGGTACAGGCTTAATGTCTGACATGACTGAAGTTAAAGTTATTGATATGGCTGATATTGATGGATCACAAAACGTTCGTGTTGTTATGCGCTTAACTGCTGGTGTTCAATACGGAATCGTTGAAGACATCGTTACTTACGGTATCACAAACTCAGCTAACTAATTAGCAAACTAAAAAAAGCACCTCGTTAATTCGGGGTGCTAATTTTTAACGTTTTAAATAAAAATTAATATGGCTTGCGATATTTCATTAGGACGCATTGAGCCTTGCAAAACGAGTACAGGTGGCTTAAAAGCCGTGTACTTTGTGAACTGGGGAGATGCGACAGGTTACACATACGATGCAACCGATACTGATGTAATTGATGCGGTAACTGGAACTCCTTCAGCTTATAAGTATGAAGTAAAAGGAAACTCTAGCTTTGAGCAAACAATTACATCTAGCCGTGAGAACGGAACAACTTACTTCGAGCAAGTTATCAACTTGACTTTGAAAAAATTATCAATTGCAGACCACAAGCAAGTTAAATTATTAGCTTATGGCCGTCCTCAAGTAATTGTTGAAGACACAAATGGTAATTTCTTTTACGCAGGCTTACAACACGGATGTGAAGTAACTGGCGGAACAATCGTAACAGGTGCAGCAATGGGCGATCTTTCAGGATACACATTGGTATTAACTGGGCAAGAGCCAGTACCTGCTAACTTCTTAGGAGCTTCACTTTCAAGTGCAGGTTTCACAGTAGTTACAGGATCTTAATTAAGATTGTTTTTTGTGTTTTGGAGAGGGGCTTGATTGCCCCTTTCCCATTTTATAAACAAACGATATTAATTTACGTTTATCTATTGTGATAGTATTAAAAGAAATAGGAACTGCACAGACAGTAAGATTCATCCCTACTAGAAAAAGTAGTGGAACTTCTTTAATTTTAAGAAACGAATCAACAAACGTTTCTACCACATATTCAATTACGACTACATCGACATCTTACTATTCTACATTCTCTAAAATCTTGAGCTTAGAAGAAGGACACTTTTACGAGATGACTATTAAGGATGGTGAAGATTTAGTTTATCGTGATAAAGTATTTTGCACAAACCAAACGATTGCAACTTATTCGGTTAATAATGGCGAATATGTAGAAAGCACTCAAAACATAATTTTCTATGAGTAACGTTCACGTTTTTAATTTTGAATCTCATAAGCCCCCGACAAGCACAGAATCTAAAAGAGATAACTGGGTAGAGTTTGGCGATGACAACGATTACTTTCAGTATTTAATTGATAGATATAATAATTCGACAACAAATAACTCGGTTATTAACTCAATTAATAAACTGATTTATGGTCGTGGCTTAGATGCAACGGATTCAAATAAGAAGCCGAACGATTACGCTCAGATGAAGATGTTATTCCGTCCTGAGGTATTAAAATGCGTTATTGCAGATTATAAATTACTAGGTCAAGGTTACTTTCAATTAATCTACAACAAGGCTAAAAATGCCATTGTTAGAGTTGAGCATATTCCAGCGCAATTATTAAGAGCTGAAAAATGCAATGAGAAAGGCGAAATCACAGGCTATTATTATTCTGATAATTGGAAAGAGACTAAGAAATTTCCGCCTAAGAGAATACCTGCATTTGGATATGGAGATAAAACTCTTGAATTGCTTTGTGTGCGTGATTATAGCGTAGGACAAAAGTATTATTCCAATGTAGATTATATCGGTGCATTAGCTTATGCTACTTTAGAAGAAGAAATTGCTGATTACTTAATCAACGATGTACAAAACGGATTCTCTCCTACATCTGTAATTAACTTTAACAACGGAGTACCAGATGAAGAGAAACAAAGCCTAATTGCTTCAGATGTTAAGCGTAAACTTTCAGGATCTAATGGTGCGAAGATTGTAGTTGCTTTTAATAGCGATGAGACTAAGAAAACAACTATTGATTCAGTTCCTTTAAATGATGCTCCTGCTCATTACCAATATCTAAGCGAAGAATCAAGAGGCAAGATTTTGCTTGGTCATTCAATTACATCTGGATTGTTATTTGGTATCCCATCTGCTAATGGATTTAGCTCTAATGCAGATGAATTAAAGAATGCTTCTATCTTATTTGATAACTTGGTTATTAGACCAAAGCAATACAGAGTTTTAGAGGCATTAGATGAAATCTTAGCATTCAACGGAGTAACATTAAATCTTTACTTTAAGACTTTACAACCTTTGGAATTTATTGATCAAAATCCTGTAATGGATTCTGCTACAATGGAAGAGGAGACAGGTGTAAAATTATCTTCTCATATTGATGAGCTAGATGTCGAAGAATTTGGTGCAGAAATGAATCCTGATGAGTGGGAATTGATTGATGCTAGACCAGTATCATACGAAGATGAAGAACGCTTAGATGCAGAATTAGAGGCTTTAAACAATCCTCAAAAATCTATTATGTCTAAGGTTTGGGAGTTTGTAACTACTGGAGTTGCAAGACCAGACTTAAAATCAGAGCAAGATGGGAAATTGTTTGCATCACGTTACAGATATAGCGGTACAATCACAGATAAATCTCGTGAGTTTTGCAAGAAAATGATTTCTGCTAATAAGTTATATCGTAAAGAAGATATTATTCGTATGGGAAACAATCCTAAAACGAATGAGGGATGGGGACCAAGAGGAACAGATACTTACGACATATTTCTTTACAAAGGAGGTGGAGCTTGTCATCATTTTTGGACTCGTGAAACTTATAAGCGTTTTACGGATCCTAGAAGAAAAGGTGCAGAACAAATTACACCAGCTCAAGCTCGTAAAGCAGGAGAGATTTTACCAACTAATCCGATGAAAGTATATGAGAAACCAATCAATATGCCGAATCAAGGATTTTTACCTAAATAAGAAATGGCACAAGCATTATTTATAACTCGTGAGGATTTAGTTAAGTTTACTGCGTTAAATGGTAACATTGACACGGATCGCTTTATCCAATGGATTAAAGTGGCTCAAGACATCCACATCCAAAATTATTTAGGCACAAAATTGTTTAATAAAATCAATGATGGAATCGTAGCAGGCAATCTTGCTGATCCTTACTTGACTTTATTAAACGTGTATATTAAGCCGATGGTAATACATTGGTCAATGGTAGAGTTTATGCCATTCTCAGCATATACATTTGCAGGCAAAGGAGTATTTAAACACTCATCTGAAAATGCGCAAAACGTTGAGAAGGATGAAATAGATTTCTTAATTGAAAAAGAAAGATCAATCGCAGAGCATTACACTCGCAGATTTATAGATTATATGTCGTTTAATCAGTCTCAATTTCCTGAATATAATACGAACAACAATGCAGATATGTTCCCAGACAAGGATGCAGAATTTTCAGGGTGGTATTTATAGATTAAATTCTTATATTGTATAAAAAATACAATATGGAAATCTGGAAAAAAGTAAAAGGTTACGAAGATTGTTATGAAGTTAGCAATCTAGGAAATGTAAGAAGTATAACAAGAATAGTAGAAAGAACTAGCCCAAATGGAGGCAAAGCATTCTATACCTATTATTCAAGGATGTTAAAATCTTGCATTACTAAAAAAGGATATTTAAGACTTGGTTTGACTTTAAATGATGTTAAAAATAATCATCAAATTCACAGATTAGTTGCAAGTGCATTTATTGAGAATCCTGAAAACAAGGATCAGGTCAATCACAAGAATGCAATTAAAACTGATAACAGAGTTGAAAATCTTGAGTGGGTAAGTAATTATGAAAACTTCCGCCATTCAGTTAAATTAGGATTACAAGAAAACGCACATAAATATGGCGGTAAAAGAAAGATTGAATAGTGTAATTAGGGGTAAATATGCCACTAAAGACACGAACGTTAAAAAACTAAAGGTTTACCTTAATAAAATAGAAAATGGCTCTTAATTTCACGCATACAAAAGGCGATACATTTAACGAAGTAGCTTTTGAAGTTAAAAAGAATGGCACGGCTATTAACTTAACCGGTGCTACAATCAAAATGCAACTTAGAAAAGAGTATAGCGATGTCTCGGCGATATTATCTCTTACCTCCGTATCTAGTGCGGGTATTACAATCACAAACGCTACTAGCGGACAATTTAAAATTAATGCTCAAATTATAGACATTGAGGTTTATAACTACGTATATGACATACAATTTACTTTGTCTAGTGGCGAAGTAAAGACATACGTAAAAGGAGGATTTAACGTAACACCAGAAGTAACACGCTAAGAAATGGAGGATATTATAGACATCATAGTAACAGAGACTACCAATCTAATTGAAATTACTTCACAACCTACGGATGAGGTAATAGATGTCAATATAATCGACAATAGAGAGGATATAACGCTTAACGTTACTCCTAGTGTAGTTGAGATTAATATTAATTCCTTAACGGGTAATTTTGGTGTAGAATGGGGCGATATTACAGGTACTCTATCAAATCAAACCGACCTTAATACTGCTTTAAGTTTAAAAGCTGACTTAGTAGATGGTAAAGTTCCATCTTCTCAATTGCCTAGCTATGTAGATGACGTAGTAGAAGTTGCTAATTATGCTTCTTTACCCGCAACTGGCGAAGTAGGTAAGATTTACATTACATTAGATACTAATTTTATCTATCGATGGACTGGCTCTACCTATGTAGAAATCAAAGATTCTAGCGCAGTTTGGGGAGCTATAACAGGAACATTATCAAATCAAACTGATTTACAATCTGCTTTAAATGCTAAAGAGCCCACTATTACGGCCGGAACTACTTTACAATATTGGAGAGGAGATAAATCTTGGCAGACATTAAATACAACAATAGTACCTGAGGGTACAAATCTTTATTTTACAGATACAAGAGCGAGAGCGGCGCTTTCTGCTTCGTCTCCTTTGGCTTATAATAGTGGCACTGGGGTATTTAGTATTCCTGCTGCGACAAGCTCACAGAACGGATATTTAACTTCGACAGACTGGACTACTTTTAACGGCAAACAAGCAGCTCTTTCTGGAACTGGTTTTGTTAAAATTAGCGGTACTACAATTAGCTACGATAATACGTCTTATCTTCCTTTAACTGGTGGAACTTTAACTGGTACGTTAATAGGAACTAGAGCTGAATTTACTACTTCTACTTTAGTAGATGGGGTTTTAGTAAATAATGGCTCAGGAAGAGGAATAAGAATTATAAACGCTGGAGCTGGTTATGGCTTAATTATCAATAACGAAACGGCATCTTCTGCAATTCCATTTGTAATTCAGAAATCTGGATTAGATAAAATTTATTTTACTGATTCAGGAGCAGGTAATTTTACTAGCTCCTTAACGGCTTCGTCATTTGTTAAATCAGGAGGTACTTCATCTCAGTATTTAATGGCAGACGGAAGCGTTTCTACTTTAACAAATCCAGTTACGGGAACGGGTACAAGCGGAATAGTAGCTAAATTTAATGGCACTTCTAGTATTACTGATTCTATTATTTACGATAATGGAACTAGAGTTTCAATAGGTGCAGATGTAACGACTTCTAATAAGTTTACTGCAGTCGCTTCGACTACTAGCTCTTATGCGGTAGTGGCTCAAGCATCGGGTGCAGCAAATGGTTTTTGGGCTACTCTTTCAGGAACTGGAGAAATCTTCAGAGGTCAAACTAGTGGAGGCAGTTATTTCATTATTAATAACGGGGGTAACGCTTTTCTAAACGGTAATTTAAACGTAGGCGATTTTGCTTCTACTTCTTATAAATTAAACGTAGTAGGAACTGCTAATTTTACGGGAGCTTTAAGCGGTACAAGTGCTACGTTTACGGGATTAATTGTAAGCAACACCTCAGATGTTTACCCAGAAATCAAAACTTCAGCGGTAGACGCAGATGCTTTTTTAGGATTCTCAAATACGGGAGACGGAAATTCAGCTTGGAGTATTGGTCGTAGAAATACGGGAGAGTTTTGGATTTCTACTTATACTGGAAACTTTAACTCAGGAACAAGAACAGAGCCTTTAAAAATTGCAACATCAGGCGCTGCCACGTTTTCGAGTAGTGTTACTGCTGGAAGTAATATAGTAATTCCAAGCGGATACGAATTAGTTTATGGCACTGGTACAGTTTCTATACTTGGTAATACAACAACTAATATTTTAGATTTTAGAACAAATAATAGCACTAAACTTTATATTAACTCTGCTGGCAACGTAGGCATCGGAACGACTCCGCCAGCTACTTTACTAGATGTCCGTTCTTCTTCAGCAGCGACTATAAGAGTCGGCTCAGTTACTCACGGAGGTGGTGGAGATGAATTTGGGAACTTAGAATTCTTCTGGGCAGACCCAGATGCTGCAGGAGTAAAAGCTAAAATTTATGCAAAAAATACGGGTAACGTAGGGCCAGGTGGTGGAGGTGCTGCAGATTTATTATTTGCTACAGAAACTCCTTTTGGCTCTCTTACCGAACGTATGCGGATTACTAGCGGGGGGGTAGTTCAAATAGGAGGTAGTGCTACGCCTGCTTTAACTTCTAAGTTATTTATTTCAAGAAGCGACCAATACGGACTTCATTTTAACGTAGTAAGTGGAACTTCCTCTATTATTGCTTCAGATGACAATTTAGTTTTAGGAACGAGTGGAGCTGAACGTATGCGTATTACTAGCGGGGGAACGCTTTGTGTAGGCAGAACAACATCTCCAAGTTCAGCATATACTGCAGCATTTCAAGAAGCGATAGCAATGTATATTAATACAAATGGAAATAATATGATTAACTGGTTTAATGCTAGTGGTACATATATTTCATCTATTGTTATTAATTCAGCTTCTGTAAATTACAACACTTCTTCTGATTATAGATTAAAAACTGATTTAAAGAGCTTTAAAGGATTAGATTTAGTTTCTAAAATTAACGTTTATGACTTTGCTTGGAAGTCAGATAACTCAAGAACTTACGGAGTAATAGCTCACGAATTACAAGATGTTTTACCAGACGCAGTTTCTGGTATTAAAGATTCTTTAAATGAAGATGGTACTATAAAAAGTCAAGGAGTAGATTATTCTAAAATAGTTCCAGTAATGGTGCAAGCAATCAAGGAATTAAAAGCAGAATTAGACACATTAAAAAATAAATAATATGGCATTTGATAAATATAAATTATATACTGAAAGTCAAATTATAGATGCTTTAGAGAATGAAGATTTTTCTTATATAACTAATATCGTTATAGCACAAATGCAAGAAATAGAAATACCAAGCGAAGAAACAATTTCTAAAGCATCTAGTGGAAATTTAGACCAATATCACGGAGCTATGTGGCTAAGAAATGAAATAATCAAACAATTAAAATAAATAATATGATACACTGGGTTATATCTCAATTAGATTCTATCCCTTCCCTTGACGGAATGGACAAAGTAATTAGCGTAATTCACTGGAGAGCGCAAAAACAATACGAAGATTTTACGGCTGACACTTACGGAGCTTTATCCGTAGATGCACCACACGAAGCGAGCTTCACTCCTTACCATGAAGTCACTAAAGAAATGGTCGAAGGATGGCTTGAAACTGGACTAGACTGCGAGGCAATCGAAGCGAATTTAGATGCACAGATAGAGAACTTTTTGAATCCTCCCCTGGTGGCTTACCCATTGCCGTGGCAATCATAAAATTTAGTACATTTACAACACAAAAAACAAAACAAAAAACAAAATGAAAATTGATTTAAACTTTGAATTACTTGGTCTTGATGGTGTATCACTATTAGACCAAACAGGCAAAACAATTAATGCAGGAAAAGTAGTAGCAAATTCTTTAGTTCAGCAATCTAAAGGAGATGCGTTAAAATTCTGGGATTGGGCAGTTGCTTTAAACAAGGGCGAAGTGCTAGATTTAGATACATCCGATCAAGAAACATTTAAAAACTTTGTTAAGGATAACGAAGGACTTCCAATTATTACAAAAGCACAAATTTTACATAAACTTAAAAAAGAATAATACTATGGCATTTTTAGACATCTTCAAGGATGACAATGAAATCAACGAGAAAGCAATCTTAGGATTTGCATCGTTTGCAGTTTTAACCGTGTATGGCATCGCAGATGTTGTAACTGGTTTAGAAGGTCAAACATTTGTTATCGAGCCAATTATCTTAGAGGTATTTGCAGGCTTAACATTTGGTTGCTTTGGAATCGCTTCTTACGAGAAAGTTGCAAATCGTAAAACAGATGCAGAACGTGAGAAAAACTTACAAGGAGACTTAAATCCAATTCCTGAAGATGAAGGTTAATATCGCTCTTTTCGTGTGTTGTATTATTGCAATCTTCTATGCTTACACTAAACACGTTCAAGCAGGAGAGACAAAGCCAAACGACACGCTAGTAGTTCACGATACTACTTGGAAAAGATACGATTCATTAATTGTCAAAAAAGTGCCTGTATTAAAAGAGATTGTTGTCGAGGTGGCATCTAAACCTGAGATGCTACCAGACACAAACTATGCAACTCTAAAGAGGCAATATATGGCTTTGCTTCAGTTGTATTTGAATAAGGTAGTTTATTCCGACACGATACGAGTTGGAAACTATGGTTACATTTCAGTTTTAGACACAGTAAAAGAAAACAAACTTGCGAGCCGTAAGATTAAGGAGAATTACAACATTCCTGAGATTAAAGAAACGAAGACTATCACACGCTATTTACCGCCATCACGATCTTTGTTTGTGGGTGGTGGAATTAATACAAGCAACTCAATAGGTATTCGTGGCATCGAAGCTGGCATACTTTACAAGACTAAAAAGGAATCAATTTTTAATATCAAGGCTCAAGTTGATTTAGATGGTAAACCGATGTATGGCTTTGGCTATTACACTAAAATTAAATAGATGCTTTTAAGACTAGGTTCACAAGGCGAAGATGTAGTTAAGCTCCAAATTAAATTAGGAGTAGATCCTATTGGTAAATTCGGGCCGAAAACTGAAGCAGCAGTTAAAGGCTGGCAATCAGCTCACGGATTAACTCCTGATGGAATTGTAGGAGATGCAACGTGGGCGAAGTTATTTGCTCCAGTAATAGAAACACCTACACCGCAACCAATCGTTGCTCCTGTGCCAACTATTGAAGCCACAAGCACATTTAAACTTGATAGATTAAAAGGTCACATTCCACAAGGTGTTATAGACCAAATTCCTGACACGGCATCAAAGTTTGGAATCACAAACAATTTAAGACTTGCTCATTTCTTGGCTCAATGTGGACACGAATCAGGAGGCTTTAGAGCAGTTAGCGAAAACCTAAATTATTCAGCTAAAGGATTGCTCGGTATATTCAGAAAGTATTTCACAAATGTAAACTTGGCTATGCAATACGAACGTAAACCTGAAAAGATTGCAAATCGTGTTTATGCTTCAAGAATGGGTAACGGAAATGAAGCATCTGGCGATGGCTATAAGTTTAGAGGCAGAGGTTACATTCAATTGACAGGTAAAGACAATTACTCGTTATTTGATGCAACTGTTCCAGAATCTATTATTGCACAACCTGATTTAGTTGCTACAAAATATCCTTTGGCATCTGCTGCATTCTTTTTTAAACGCAATAACCTTTGGGCAATTTGCGATAGAGGTGCAACTCCTGAAGTTGTAACCGCAGTCACTAAGCGAGTAAATGGTGGGACAATCGGATTAGCAGATAGACAAAAGCATTTTAAAGAATACTATAATTTACTAGCATAATGGCTAAAGCAACTAATGGCAACTCAAAAATCTCATTCGGATCTAAAAAGAAAGGAAAAGCAAAGAGATCTTATTCAAAGTACGAACAAAAACCCAAAAAATATAAAGGTCAAGGTCGATGAACAACGCATTTGCAATTACCGCCAAGATTGTTTCTCTAATCATTGGCATGAGTTTTACGGTACAAAGCTATTTCATTTATAAACACTTTGTGCCTAGTGAGCCTATCACGGTAGCACCAGTAGAAAACAAAGTTCAAATCGGTGCTTTAGCTGGTAATAGAAACATCGCATTTGGTGTTAAAAACATCCTAGAAGAATATCTTGTCGTAAAAGAATACGATTTAGCAGATGGATCTGATAAGGTGTTAAAAGTTGAGATACTTTACTTAGATGTATTTAAAAGAGAAGCAAACCTTTCTATCTTTCACGGAGCTACGGATGCAGTTGTAATACGATTAAGAGGCACGTTATATGAAAAAGGTAAGGTAGTAAGCAAGGCAATAGTTGAAGAGAAAGCAGAAGAGGTATCAATGTCCACTTTGCTAGTGGATGAAGGTGGCAAATTTAATCAACAGAATCTTTCAAGTGCTTTAAAAAAATCGTGCAACTCTTTAATCAATAAATTGCTTTGAAAAATCTTCTCGCCTTTGTGTTGTTGCTAATTAGTCTTTCGGCTAACTCTCAAACAATCAAACTTTACTTTGCTAATGACACTACCAATACAAACGTAGATGGACAAGTAATTAATAAAGGAGACACGTTTGATGTCATAGTTTATGGCGATGGCAATAGTAACTTATCAGCTCGTGCGTTATACTTTGACTTTGAATATCAAAACGATGCTTTTGAGTTTATCTCAATTAATCACACAGGTACGGGTGGCAATGGCGGAATCATTCCTTATGGCTCACAGATTTCTCAATCTCATTATTTATATCACGGTTATTCATTTTATAAAACTGCATCGAATAATACATCAAACGGAAATACTAACTACAACTTTGCTCAATACAATTACACTCAAGGAGGCAATAAAACGATTCTACGCTATTATCTTAATTGGGCAGTACAATCAGGCGGTTTAGGAAAAGATAGGCTATTAGTGCTTAAATTTAAGCTAAAGACAACGGCTCAAGGCTTTGCATGGAATCCAATCTTAATGAACTTTGCGGCTGCATTTAATCAGGATGGAAGCTCAGGTGCTACATTAATGGAGATTCCTTTGACAAACGTTATTATGCTGGATCCTACGGCATCTAAATATGTAACGGCAAAGCTAGAAACAAATGCTAACATTGACCAGCTTACTCTTAATCGTGTTGTATTTGAGGATACATTAAGAAAGACAATTCATCGTTTTGATGCTTTAAGCGATGGCACTATTCCTATTGATCAAACGGTATTGCAACCGAACACAGTTTATCGTGTTTACAACTCAGTAAATGCAGATTCATATCTTGAATTACACTCAGCAGCGGTAACAGTTTCCGACTTTACAACTGCACAAGCAGAATTTAATACGCAAAACTTAGATGGCACATTTAAAGGGCAATCAATTATAACTGGGCAAGGCTATCTTGCTGCGGATATTAACCAAAACAAGAAATTTGATGGTGGCGATGTTGTTAGGATATTTAGTCAAGCAGTAGGAGTAGATCCGATTGTAGCAATGAAGCCTAACTACGTTGCAGGAACAGACACTTATTACGGAGTGCCTACATTTACTGATTCTACATTTAATGCTATTACTGCAACCAATTGGAAAGATATTAATAGTGATGTAGTTTATTTTAAAACGCAAGAGATTGGCAAGAATTTGAAGCTCAATCTTAAATATGGATTAATAGGCGATATTAATAGAAGTCACTCATCTCAAGTAATGAATGGCACTACTATTGTAAGCAATGCAATACCATCGTTAAAGAAGAATTTTGGTAGTCCAACTTCAAACATCTTAATTAATACAACGCAACCTTTACAAGCAATTGATGTAACTATCAAGAGCCAAACAATTACTAGCAATACAATAGAGATTCCTGTTGCCATTGACACTAAATCCTTGACACTCTCAGGGCTTCAATTCGAGTTTATATATGATTCATCTAAATTAAAATTTGAGAGCATTACAAACGATTTACCGAATACTTGGTACACGTTTGTAAATAACAAAGATGGCAAGATTAAATTCGGATCAATAGACAAAGAAATGAAAGTGCCAGTTGTTGGCAGTCTAGTTCCTTTTAAATTAAAGTTTAGTGCGATTAATAACGGAAGCGACTTAAATACGTTTATTAAAGTGAGTCCAGTAATGGATGCTAGTAGCAAAACAGGCTATCAATTAGGCATTAATTTGAACACGGACAACATTAAACTAACAGGAATAAATTTATTCAAATGAGATATTTAGCGATTTTGACAATTATGGTGGTGTTTGCATCTTGTACTGAGCCACAAGTTGTCATTAATGAGCCGATTAGTTTAGGCTCTAAGCCTGAGAATAATGCCCTAATAGGTTATTCTATTGTTGGTAGAACTGCTTACATAAGAGCAAAGACAACTATTGGAGCTAAATACTCGCTTCAATTGACTAAACTTGGCAAATCTGAGGCATTAAAAGCACAAGGATTTACTGCTTCAGCAGATGAATCAAACCTAGTAGTGAACTTTGATAATACAAAAGCAGGCATTTACGACTTAATTTTAATTGATACAGAAGGAAACGTTTCCAAATTACCCATAAACATTTTATAAAATGGCAGAAGAACAAGAAGGTGGAGGCTCATTAAAGAGCATCCTTATTGGATTAGTTAGCACGGTAACTATTGCAGTTGGTGGATTTATTACAAAGCAATTAACAGGCGAAGAAGAGGCAGAACAACCTGCTCAAACTTCAGCACCTGCTCCTGTAATTAACATTACGACTAACAACACTCAGCAACAAAAGCAAGCATCAGGCGGAGGCACAAAGGTAATTGAGCGTGTGGTAGAAAAACCTGCGAAAGAAAAGCCAAAACCAAAGACTGCAAAAGAAGAATTAGAAGAAGCACCAAAATGGTAAAATGGACTATTTGCTTATTGTTCTTATCGTTGTCCTGCTTTGGGCAGATAGCTTCGACAAAGACTGAAAGCTACACGGCATCGTTTGAAAAGAAGATCAACATTGATTCTTTGATGGATTACGATGGTCCTAAAATTCCTATCCAATTATTATCTCTTGGCATTAGCGAGGAGGTATACGCTTCTTATCCAGAGCTAAAAGATAAGCGTGTTGGATTAGGTGTGACTAATATCGTTGTTGAGTTTTTAGAAGAAACAAATCGTTTCACGTTTACTGAAGATAAGGCTGAGATTAAAAATCGAATGGTCAAGCAGTTCCAAGCATCACAAGCAGGAATTAGCGAGAACAAATTAGATGGTAGAGGCAAGATAAAGCTCGCACAATATTTTGTTTATATAGAAGTATATGATTTCTCAGTTAGTGAAGATGAATCAATTAGCTTTAAGGATGGAGTCAAGCAAGTTGTAGTAACTAGACTAGGCTTGCAGGTTAAGTTTGTAAACGCTGAAACAGGCGAATACTTTACAGGCTCAGGATTAGGCGAAGCAAAGACAACAAGAGAGGCTACATTGATGAACGATGGCAACTTTGCTGAGATTAAGTTTAATCAATCTACAATAGGAAGTACAACAAAGAAAGCATTAGAGAACGCATCTGCTAAGATTATTGTTCGAATGATTAAGAAAAAGCTATTCAAATGAAATGGCTTGTCGTATTGTTTACATTTGTAACCGCTACGGCTTCGGCTCAAGTATTAACTCAAACGTTTGTTGATCCGTGTTCTGGGCAAGTAACAGTTGTCACAGTTCCCATTGCTAACGGCAAGACAACTATTGTCTATCGTGGCAAGTATCGCATCGTAACGGCAAACGATATTACATCGGGAGAGCTTCAGGCTTGGATAAATAATCTAACGGTAAACTTTCCTTGCCCACAAGCAGAGATAGCAGTTACGCAAACCGTTACTAGAGCAGTTCAACAAGCAGTTGCACAAGCTACGGCTTCAGCTACATCGCAAGCGACAAGCCAAGCGGCAAGCTCAGCAGTTGCAGCATCAATGCCTGCTCCTCCACCAGTTGCATCGCCTCCTCCTGCACCATCAACACCGCCTCCAGCTCCATCAACTAAATCAGAATCATCAACACCTCAAGCCGAAAGTAAAAGTGAAAGCAAAACTGAATCATCTGAAACTAAGGCTGAAAGCAAGAGTGAAGAAAAAAGCGAATCGAAAAGTGAAAGCAAATCAGAAAAGAAATCATCGGCAAAGAGTGTGGCTAAAACTAATCCGATTATTTACTCAAGTGATTTTACGATTGCCCCTTCTACTGATGTTATATCGGTCATTGCTTCCGCTGGTCTTAGCCAGTCTTCTCTTATGGGAAACACATCGTGGGGAATTAGCACAATGATTTGGAGTACACTAGATCAGTTTGCATTAAGTGGTAGATATACCAAGATGAACTTTAATAATGGCAAGTTAGAAAGCATCACGAATTATGGCCTTACAGGAGTTTATTTAGGTGGATCTATATTAGGCTTCGGAACGATGGCTTATATCTATCCTATGGGCAAGTATGGAGTCTCAGGTGCTAACTATACGCTGTCATTCTCAGGTGCAGATGTAGGTTTGAACATAGCAAACAACATTCTGCTATTCTACACAATACCTATCCGTGTAAATAAACGGCTTACTATCTCGCCTGACATATATATTAGTGGCTCATCAACTGGATATTTAACTGCGCAAAAGATATTTGTTACAAGCGATGATGTAGGCTTTTTAGGTGGAGCTTCATTTGATATTGCCTTCACAAAACGCTTCAAATTAAACTTTGCACTTAAGAGTGGAATTAATACGAATCCTGAGATCCCAATAAATTACCTTATGATGATAGGTACTAAATTAAATTTATAAGTACATTTGCAAGGTTAATGACATTTTTCATAGAGTAGGTTTAGAACAGAATTAGTAGAAAGACTTGAGGTAATGCTTCAAGTCTTTTTTATTACACATTAAAAAAAATTAAAAAAAATTATAAAAAGATTTTTTTATTCAGAAAATCGTATTACCTTTGACATATCAATAGCAACAAAGCTATTCTAAACTACAAAAAAAATGAGAGATTACATCAAAAATTTCGACAAGCAAGATTTAATAGATCTTGTATTTTTAGCCTCAATCATTGGCATTGCATTCCAAGTATTATTTATTGTTCAGGGACTATGAAAACTTTAAAAGCAAAGTTCCAAGACAACGCAGGATTTTACACAATGATTTGGTCATTTAATCCTGAGATATGGGAGGTAAAAGATTTACTTGCTCACGAGTGTAAAAAATCTAATTCTAAACTAATTGAAATTCTATCGTATGAAAAATCTAATTAAAGCTCTAAGCGACTTCCAAAATGAATGCCCAATCATCCACAAAGACACGAAAGGTCATAACTATACTTATGCAGATCTTCCACAAATTTTTAGTGTTATTAATCCTTTGTTAAAGAAGCACAAGTTATGCTTCACTCAATTACTAGAGAATGATGGCATTAAAACTATTCTGTTTCACGTTGAATCAGGCGAGCAGATAGAATCATTCACTACAATCCCATTAGTTAAACTAGGGGCAATGAATGAATATCAAAGCTATGGTTCTGGAGTAACTTACTTCCGCAGATATGCACTAAGCTCAATGCTTGGATTAGTAACTGATAAGGATACAGATGCAGCAGGTGCTAGTTCAAAATACAATCCTAATTTAGACACTTGGGCAACTGCATTAGTGCAAGTACAATCAGTACAAGAGCTAGAGGATTTGTTTTTAAGTAAAAAGCATCAAATCGCAGGCAATAAAGAAATCATTGAATTATTCACAACTCGTAAACTACAACTATCAAGATAATGGCAACTATTTTAAACGCATCGCTAAACGTAGCAAAGATTGACAAAACTAAGTTAATCGCAGGCAAGACAGGACAATTCCTAAACGTAACTATTACTATCAACGATGAGGTAGATAAGTTCGGCAACAACGCAAGCATCTTTGAATCACAAAGCAAAGAAGAACGTGAAGCCAAAACACCAAAAAATTATCTTGGTAACGGCAAAGTAATTTGGACATCAGAAAAGAAAAACGACTTACCTTTCTAGCTATGTATAAAGATCACACTTGTTTTTTATTTAGAAAATCTAATG